TGAGGGTTATGACTTCTGGGTTAAGCATTCAGACGCATGGAGTCGCTTTTACAATGAGCTCTAAATAAAACATTAAATTATACTATTATGAAACACTTTCACGTTGTTATCCGCCGCGTTAATCCTGCTATCAAGATTGATTTAGTACAGGTAGGTTATATCAAAGACGGGCAGTTTGAGCCTCTTTCTCTTGACGCTCTTGCTCTTACTCCTATTTCTGATCATGTAGAGCATTCTACTATTTCTGCTTTGCCTTATATCGATCATTGTCGTATTCCTAGTCTTGTAGAGGCCCTATCTACGTACCCTGATTTCTCGATTGACTTTTTCGAGAATACACTTGTTCTTATGTTTAATGCTGATTTGACCCACGATGAAAGCACGTCGGAAGAAGAAGGGAAAGGGCACTAAGGTAGTCACCCGCCCGCTTGGTGGAAGAGTTCTTTAACTCGTTGAACCCTAGGAGACTTCGTATCTCCTAAGGGTTCTTTTTACTCATTCGTTTGCCGGAGTATTCTAATTTTAGAATTATGGATTATTTTGATTTTAAACCCAGGTATTCTCCTGTCATCGAAGGTGCTCCTTATCGTTATTCGATTGGCGCGTACCGTGGCAGAAAACGAGTCATTATCGCTTGGTTTGCCGATAAAACTTCTGCGAATGACTACCTTGTTTTTTGTTGTCGTACTAATCCTTATGTTAAATTCGATTGTCTTAAGAGTCTCTTCTGATGGCTTGCTTGTCTCCCATATGGATACGGAATCGTCGTTATTATGACAAGAAGAATCCTTGTCGTAATGGCTCCGATGTTGCTAAATCTGCTTTAGCTCTTCGACCTTGGGATATCGCTCGTCAATGGCTCATGGTCCCGTGCGGTAAGTGCGAAGACTGTTTGCGTCGCCAGCGTAATGATTGGTTTGTGCGTCTGGAGCGTGAGCTTGCTCGCTGTAAGGCTGAGTCTCGGCAGGCTATTTTTATTACGATAACAATATCTCCGAGGTATTACGATGAAGCATTGCGAGATCCTTCTAAGTTTATCCGACGATGGAATGAGCGTATTCGCCATAAGATCGGCCACTCCTTTAAACATGCGTTTTTCCAGGAGTTTGGCACCCACCCAGAAACAGGATCAGCTCCACGCCTTCACTTTCATGGTTTTCTCTTTGGAACTGATTGTATGTACAATGACATCCGATCAGCTGTCCGTGACCTTGGTTTTGTGTGGCTGGCAAAGGCTACCCATAAGCGCGCTCGCTATTGCGTAAAGTATGTTACTAAACAAATTCAATTTAATCCCGAAGAAATTTCGGATAAATATGTTACCGTAGATGGAAAACTTATACCTTTATCTTGCCTCCTCCAACATCGCCGTTATACGCGAAAATTCGTATCTGCTGGCGTTGGTGATTTTCTTGGTTATATGTCTCGCCCTTCTGCTTGTGTCTCGTCGTGGTCTTATTTTGATTTTGAGAAGCGTATCAATTATAATTACTCGATTCCTCGATACTATCTTAGATATCTTAAACCGGAAGACGAAGTTTCTCGCTCGATTACCGCTGCTGATTCTTATGCACGCTTTAGCAAGTCTCCTCTGGTTCAGCGTATTGTGTCTCTGTGTGTTGAGCGGTTCAATCTCCGTTCCTCCGTATCCCGTAGAGATACGTATACGTGGGAGCAGAAACAGATGATGCGCTTCGCCGCCTCCTCTCGTAAGATGCCGGATTTAGACTTTCCTACCTGGCTGGATTTGGACATCCTCCAATTCTGGCAGGACCATTACAAACTCCAATTAATTACTTAATTTATGGGTAAACAACCTTTTATTTCTCATGCTGTAAACGGTTATTCTCGTTACGACGTTCCTGAGAGCAAAGCCTTTACTTGCACACCGGGTATTTTGTATCCGGTGCGAATCGATTTTATTAACGCTCGAGACCGTGTGTCTATCGAACAGGGCATTGACGTCCGCAGTAATCCGCTTGCCGTTCCGACGTTTAACCCCTACACTGTTCGACTTCATCGTTTTTGGGTACCGCTTCAGTTGTATCATCCCGAACTTCGGACGAATAGCAGCAAGTTCGATATGAACAGTTTGAGCTTGAACTGGATAGTCTCCTGTCAGCCTCAAACGGGTGGTATGAACATTAGTTATTTCGGTGCGGCTTATACGAATTCGTTGATGGCTTGGTTGCGCATCGCAAATAAGTATACCACTGGCATCTCTACTCCTCCTTCCTCCGTAGCCCTTCCCGCTGGTTCAACGATTGACCGGTGGAGCAACGCGGATTCGTATTTGGCCTATTGGGACATCGTTCGTAATTATTATGGTTATTCGCAGTGGGGACTTTACTCTTTCGCCTGGCCCATGGCTAATAAAGTTATTTATTCCGGTGGCGCTTATACGCTCGACCCTGAGAACTCCGATGATTCCCGCTTCTTTACGCAGTGTTTCGGTAATCTCGAATTTCTTGATGCTTTTTATGAGAGCCAGTTTTACCCGTCAGCCCAGACTTCTTCGAATAATACCTTTAATCGTGGCAATCTTTTCTCACAGATAATCAAATCTGATTTGGATAGTGGTTCTTCCTCCGGTGATGGTTTTCCTGTTTCTACCCTTTATCCGTCTTCCTCACTTTGGGGCTCTACTGGTATTAGCATTCAGACTTCGCCTGCGACTACTACCTCAGGTATTTCTTCCTGCGCCTATTTTGTTACTGCGCATCCTATGGCCGTAGTCCCCTCGAACCCCGACCGATTTAGTCGTCTTATCCCTACTGGCTCAAATTCTGCCGTGTCTATGTCTGGAGTTGGTACTATTCCTCAGTTGGCGATTGCTTCGCGTCTCCAGGAATACAAGGATTTGCTTGGCGCTGGCGGCAGTCGTTATAGCGATTGGCTCGAGACTTTTTTTGCTTCGAAAATCGAGCATGTCGATAGGCCCAAACTCCTCTTCAGTGCCTCGCAAACTGTCAACGTGCAGATTGTTATGAATCAATCCGGTGATAGCAATTTTGGTGGTAATCAACCTCTTGGTCAGCAGGGCGGTGCTATTGCTTTTAATGACAGGTTAGGACGTCGGCAATCTTATTATTTCCGTGAGCCTGGTTATATGATTGATATGTTGAGTATTCGTCCTGTTTACTATTGGTCTTTTATTAAGCCTGACTATCTCAATTATATGGGTTCTGACTACTTTAACCCTATTTATAACGATATCGGCTATCAGGATATGCCCGCTTTTCGAATCGCTTTTAATGGTAATTCTGGAGTCTCCCTTGCTACAGAACCTTGTTTTAACGAGTTCCGCTCTTCCTACGACGAGGTTTTAGGACAACTTCAGGCTTACAGTATCCCGGACTCCGAAGGTGGTTCTGGTACACCACTTTATGCCTATTGGGTTCAGCAGCGTACTGTTCATACTTATAGTGGCTCTGGTAGTCTACCCGAGACTTCTTATTATCCGATGCTTTTCACTGACTTGTCACAGGTCAATTCTCCGTTTAAATCAAACGTAGAGGATAATTTTTTTGTGAACATGTCCTATTCGGTCCAGAAGAAGAATTTGGTCAATAAAACATTTGCAACTCGTTTGTCTAATCGTTAATACATTGATTTTATGGCACTTGATTGGTTACTTGAAGACACTCCTACCTATATTTCTCGCGGTCAGCGTATTCTTTCCGTTCTCGATGGTTCTGGTACCGTCGATGTTCTCCCCGGTCGTCCGGATGTGGTGGTCGACCCTTCTGATTTTGATAAGGGCGAGAGATTTAATCCCGAAATCGATTTCGACCCTAATTCATTCTCTCGTATGGACAAGTTCGATGGCCTCGAGGTTGGCCAAGAACTTATTGATTCAGAGATAGATAGGTCGAAGACTGTTTCGGACTCATCTAAATCTGAAGAAAAATAGTATGTCCTTTACTTGACGATATATGCTACGTGCGCGGACCCCTTCTGCGAGAGTCCGTGAATTGCTGAAGGTTATTGGTAACGACTGCAGGAGAGGCCGCGCATTTTTCTATCGTTCTTTATTCAATTGTTTACACCATTGTGGCGAGGTGACGCATTTCGCGGTTCGGAGAACCGCCCCGAACGAAGTGAGGGTGCGGCACCGTAGCTTCCCCCTAAATTTTTAATATCATGTCAGACGTTAAGGAACCCTTTTACAAGTCTAAAGCTTTTTGGACGCTTGTCTCGTCCATTGTCGCTGCTTTGGCTGCCTTTTTCTTGTCCTCGTGTTCTGCACAGGCAAAGGTTGCTCGAACAGGTATTCACATTGATACTGTTCGTGTAGACTACATTATTCGTTCGAACAATTTTTCGCTTCCGTAATATGAGAATCGTTGATTTCAAGTCTTATGTTGAGCCTGTTTCCACAGGTGCTATACTTGGCGCTGCAGGCATTGCCGCTGGTGGCCAGGTTGCCTCTGGACTTTTCAAGCCATCTCTCAAGAGGCAATGGAAGTACCAGCAAAAACAGATGAAGCTTCAGCAGCAGTATGCTCTTGAACAGATGCAGAAACAAGGTGAGATCAATTACGCTAATTGGCAAAAACAATTTGATTACGAAAACGCCTATAATGATCCCTCTAAGGTTTTCGATCGCTATCTTAAGGCCGGCGTTACGCCTGCCGCTGTCCTTGGTTCTTCAGGCGTTGGCGTCAATGCTACTATGCCTGGTGGCTCTGCTGGTTCTGTAGGTGCTTCTGGCCCTTCTGGTGGATCTTTTGACTTCTCTAGTCCTCTACCTTCTGGTGTTGGTTCTGCCGCTGCTGGAACCTTCCTTGATGCCATGGGTGTCAATTCAACCATTGAACGCAATAAGGCTGCTGCTGATCGTGATGAGGCGGAGGCTCGTTCTATTGATGACCAGAATGTTGGCAATCAACTTTATGTTGCTATGGCTCAAGCCCGTGTGGCTCTTGATGAAGCTATTACTAAACATAATTTAGCCGCTCGCGATGTTCTTAAGATTCAAGAGGATATAGAAAAGAATAATTTATTTATCTCCGATTCCACTCTTCTGAGTTCCATTGACGAAAAGAAGAATCAAGCCGCTTATATTGCTGCATTAGTTAAGCGTTTAGGTATTGAGAATGAGCATTTAGGCGCTGTTATGTCTGCTCAGGCCTTTATGATGAATACTCAGGCTGTTCTTAATCAAGCCCTTGGTGATCAAGCTCGCGAGGTTATAGAATCTTTGCGTATAAACAACCTCGATGCCGCCAATGAGCTTGCGCGTAATTGGGAAGAGCGTTTCGATGTTGAAATTCCTAACCCTCAATATTCAGAGAATCTCAGAAGCAAAAATCCTATTACTCGTGGCAATCCTGGTCCCCGGTCTTTTAAAATTTCAATGTCTCTTAAGGATTTTTATGACAAAACTATTATAAACGAAGCGAACGCATCTGATTTTCTTCCCGATCAGGCTCGTATTGCTCTTCGTAACGCGAAGGTTAACCCGTATGTTGAAATTACCAAAGCCTTGGTCGGTGCGGCCGCTAGCATCGCCGGTGCGGGCATAATTCGTGGAGGCATGTCTCGCGCCGCTGGCACTATTTCGGCCGGCGGTTCTTCCAGCAGTACCGCAGGCTCTTCGCTGACAACTCGTTATGATTCGAGAGGAAATGTCGTTGGTTACGCAAAAACGGAGATGTCTCGTAGTGGCCACTCGAGTACGTATGGCAATACCCGTAAATCTCGTTAGAATTATTGATTTTTTTTTGCATTTTAAGTTTTTATCGTTAAATTTGCCTTGTAAACCAATAATCTTATCATTATGAAAAATCTTAAGCGACCTGTAGTTGACAAACTGGCTCTCGATGTTATGGAGTACGCGTTTGTAGAGTGGCTTGTCCGTCGAGGCATATTTACTGCCTTTAGGGCTAACTATGACTGCATTCTTACGGCTCGGAAAACCTTTCGAGACTGTTTGCGTGAACACATTTTACATGCTTATCGTACGCCTAGTCTCGGCCCCGAGGCCCTCGTCTCTTCTGCTTTTCTTTTCACCTCAACTCCTGAGGGTTATGACTTCTGGGTTAAGCATTCAGACGCATGGAGTCGCTTTTACAATGAGCTCTAAATAAAACATTAAATTATACTATTATGAAACACTTTCACGTTGTTATCCGCCGCGTTA